CCATCAGAGTATGCGGGGTACGCTGCAGATACCCTAATCGGTGATACCCCTGTGATACATTGCTTATATACTGCCATTTTGTTGGCACCTCCTATTCCAAAAAGAACCCATTGCGCATAAAGCTTTTCACGCTGTCGATCTCTGCAGCCGTTGCCGTTAATGCAATGCTGGGGTCGTCGATCATGATAAACCCCGGAATCGTGGACAGCTGCACACGCTGGCACAGGGGCCTGCCATGATCTACATTGTTGTCCTCCACGATAATTTTAAATCTGGCAACCATATAGGGAGCCATATCAAAGGCGATTGTAGACCCTGTAGCACCTTTGATTGCAACATCTGCGTTGGTTGCTTGCGCTGCATTTAAAATACCGTTTCCGACGTCCGATAAAGTCCCGCCAGATAATGCCGCTTGTAGACCCCCAAACGCTGCTGCAATACCAGTTTGCAAAAGCCCACCACTGCCGGAGGGTACACCGAAGTTAATATTTGACAGCTGCACCGACACACCTAGTTTTGCGGTCGTCTCATATACCAGCTGCTTGCCATTGGTAAATATGCGCAGTACGCTGTCACCTGTAAAAAGGTCTGTCACATATTGTATAGATAATGTGGTAGCCCCCCACAATTTTGAGGCATCAAGGGGTATCACTCCAAAGGGCTGCAAATAGATAGTGTAATCCGTGTAAGGGGCAACATTGCAATACTCGCCACGATTTGCCGCCTGGGGGTGCTTCGGTACAGTCACACTTACCGATTTTTTAAAGTTATTGTTATCTTCGCCCAAAATCCAACCAGGGACATCCACAGACCACCATCCGACATCAATCTTAGACACAAGCGGCAAATGCGCTGTGAGTTCGGCAATGTCGAATGGAAAATAGTTGCAACTTACAATATACTGATACGGGTTGAAAAGGACCTTTGTCAAATTGTCGCTGATTTCGGTGTTATCAATACTAAGATATGACACATCGGTCAGCAATTTTGCAGATAGCTTTTTGGCATTACCGGGGGTCATTACTACATAGGTTATAGCTCCGATAGAGTTGGCGGCTTTGGCGATAAAGCCAATAACAAAAAAGCCTCCGCTGATTGTTTCCGCAAAACCGCCTTGAAAAGAGGTTGTTACGCTCTGCACTTTAGCGGTTGCCGGGTAAAGGCCGTCTGAAATTGTGCCATCATACTTGGCGGACGATCTCACAACGTACTCTGTAGCGCTGCTGATCTGGGCCCGGTAACTTGCCAGGGTATCAACGGTCAGCGATGCAATCCAGCGCGCGTCCGAATATGTCCAGTTTTTAATCCAGTAATACCGGCCAAAGATGGGTATATTGCAATAATTGTACCCTGTGGGGTTGCTGTCCGTGACAATCTTAATTTCGGGGTCAATGATGGTACAGGGTGCTTTCAAATTGATCTCAAAAGCCCGCCCACCGGTGGGCAGCTTGGTGCTATTGGAGCGCTTGGTGATTTGGTAAAATATTGCCTGCATGTTGCATACACCTCCTATAAAATAACCGACGGGGCAAATGCCCCGCCGGTGCCGGTCAGGACTTAGAGGGGTCTGCGTCCTTGTGCATGGTGGTTTTCAGGATGCTGGCTTTGGAGGCGTGGGCCGCGCTGGGTGCGGTCACGTCGCCGGCAGTCATCAAAAACAGTACGGCGTTTTCGGTAAAGTCGTCGTACCAGCTCCAGCCGTAATGGTACCAGAAATTGGTATACAGGCCGCGTGCGTTCATCGGCGTGGGGACCACGCGCGACAGGCGCGGGGTGTAACCGATTGCATCCCAGTCCAGCAAGCACCCGAACACGTTGGTCAGCTGCACCGCTGCATTTTTGGTTGCCACGCCGGCGGTACTGGTAACAACAGGGGTCGCGGAAATCGTTTCGCGGTCGTCGATGTTCTGCCAGAACGTTACCTGTTCTGCGTCGCGGTACCGGAGCATGTCATCGTGGAACACTTCGGGGATAACGCGGGCATCAATCTGGCTCTGAGTGCCGCTGTACAGATACAGGTGCTGCCGATCATACGGGGTATGACGCATAATGCTGTAAGTCTGGCCGCCGATCTCCCAGTTTTGGTGCCAGTTGATCGTGCGTTCTTTCAGCAGTCGCGAAATATCATTGATACGACCGTATGCGTACTTGGCAAAATTCGGGAAATTGGCCTCTTTGTACACGTCGGCCACTGTCAGCTGGGTGCCCTGCTGGGCGTTGTACTCATCCAACAGGTAGATAACGCTTTTGGGGCTGGTGACAGTCATGCCGGTGAGGTGGTTTGCCATCAGGTTGTTTGCCAGGTTGCGCCGGTCGGCCTCGATCTGGTTGGACAGATGGAGGACAAACGAGGACCAAAACTGCGCCAGTTCCTCCGGCCCCTTAAATGCCGCCTGCATCTGGGTGTCGGCCTGGGTGTATACGCGGCTGTAGTTGGTCTGACCGTAATAGTTGGTCTGCAGGACTTTGGGTTTGTGGACCTCGTACATGTCGACGCTCTGGCCATCTTCTAATGACCACGCCTTGTCCGTCACCGGGTCGGAATCGCAGAAATTGATCTTGCGCACATGGTTTGTCCAGTCGTCACCCGTAACCTGCAAGCGTTTCATCGGCGCGTCATAGGGCCGGACCGCGAAAATAGTGCGGCCCAGTACCTGGCTGATAGCTTTGGTGTAGTTGTCGGTGCCGGTCAGCAAAGTGGCCTGTGCGACAGACACAAAACTCGACGTGTCCACAATGGGCGACGTGGGTTCCTGTCCGGTGGCCGTTTTGTTGATCTCGGTCAAAATCGCGGCAATGTCCGCAAAACTCATACCAAGCGGCATATTATTTTACCTCCTGTCCATACGTGGGATCAATAATCCGGGCCGTCACCGTGCTGGCATCGGCTGCCGGTTGCTGCTGGATACCAAGGCCCAGTGCATTGGCCTGCATCGTCTGGGTCATGGTCTGCATTGCCTGGGTGGTGGACTGCTGGCCCTGCAAAATCTGCTGCAGCAGAGCTTCAAGGCCATCATACTGGCCGCTCGGCTGCGCGGGCTGCGGTGCAATCTGTTTGGCGGGCTGGGCCGCCAAGGGTGGGACCTGCTGCGGAATAGCAGGATTCTGCGCGGGTTTGTCCATTGCTTCGATCTCGGCTTTGGTGTAGCCGGCCATGGCAAGGGCCGCTTTTTCACTGGTTTTCAACTTTAGTCGCCTCCATAATTACATAAGTTTCATGCGCCAGGCATTTGACTACCTGGTCTTTGTCGCCTTTGGTGACGGGGCCCACGGCACAGCACTGCCGCGTGTGGGCATCGTTGGCCCAGTCACTGTAATAGCCCAGGCCCAGACGGGTGCACAATTCAGCCAGCAAGTATGCACGTTCGTTGGTGAGTGACTGGGCAAAAATGATATAACAGTTCATAGCGGTCACCCTTTTTTGATGTCATCCAAGGCAATACGCATTTCGGTGATAGCAGCCGTGTTTTCTTTTACGACAGTGTTGCACTGGTACCACATCAACAGGAAAGCGGCGATGGGAAAGCCTACGTTAGAAATAGCCTGAATCACAGTGCTTGCATCCATTTGTGCACCTCCAAATAAATATGTATAGAATAAAATCCCAGGTTCTTGCGCTGGCTGACGCTTGCCCGCTCCTTCTGGGAGCTGCCTTTGGGCACCTGGGATTATCTTCATTATATGCGATTGTCGGATAAAGTCAAGTATTGCTGCAATACTCGCGGAAAAAAATTTCATCTGAATACCGCTCAAATTCAATTTGCCTTTGTAGGTACGCGGGCCAAATATACCCATAAGCGGCCCGGAATCGTTTGCGCTCATAGTCGCCGGAGCCGTATGCCGGCATCTCGCCGGACCGGTGCCGGCATACATAATAGACAGGCTTGCTTTTATGCTCATAGATGCAGCACCGACCGATCTGCACAAGTGGGTAATATTCGCGCAAAGGTCGGGATACTACCAGACTTTTTTCCTCGGAGCTGTACTGGTTTTCAATGGCTGATCTGTAAAAATCTGTCCCACTCATGGACCGGTACAAGGCAGTTTTTGCTTTTTCCTTTGCCACTGGGCTGTCCACCAAGTCGATCAGTAATATACCCTTGTCTTTCAGCAGCTTAACGCGCTCTTTCTTGCCGATCATCCGTTCCACTGTGTCGGTAATATCCCATTGCATATAGTAGGGGTTAGCCATGCCCACGGCATTGGACATGCACAACAGCGTGATGGGCTTTTGCCCTTGCAGTTCGCGGTTGCGGTTGACCGTCTCATAGATATTGGCAAGGCCCACGCCCTCACCGCGCCGGTAATAGTCGCTTTCTTCTTTCTGGTACTCATCCAAAATTATAATGCTCGTGTTGGGGCTGGAAAAGCCACGGGTGCGGGCCATGGTGACAACATTGCCCAGCACTCCAGACATCTGCGCCGGCCGAATAGGTACCCCGGTGTCAGTATAGGCCCCCGCGTTGCCCACCTCGTACATGCCTGCGATCTGTGACATCTTAAAGGGTGCATAGTGTGTTTGCAAGTCATTGTTTAAGGGGGACCAGGGCCACATCAAGGGGGACGAACAAATCAGCTCCGCCTGCTGCGGCGTGCGGCGCAAATATAAAAATTCTTCTTCCGTCTGGTGTACGTGCTTGAGTACTCCATACGTTTTGCCGGTGCCACGTCCGCCCCAGATAAAAATGATTGGGGCCCCGGTGGATAGAATGCCGTCATCCTCGGAAAAATTGGGCCAGCCCTCGTCCGTAAAAAGCTTAATCATTAAACTACCTCCATGATCTTGTACCCCAGTATCTTGGCGTATTCATCCGTAATGCCCAGGGTGTAGGTGTTGTCACAAATACATAAGTTGCGGGTTATGTGGACCCGGTGGCCATCAACCACAAAATCGGGTACCTTTGGGCGATCATTATAAATGACTTGGTTACCGGCAGCCAGGCAAAAAGTAAAGCCAGGCTTAAAGGCATCAAAACCACCCCATAGGGCTAATTCAAGGCCACCTTTGCGCTTGCTTACTCCGGCTATTGTGGTGGTAATCCTGCCGCCTTTGGTGTAGGTGGTCGCGTATTTTTTGGCACCCCAAGTCATAAACTCTGCATAACTGTGTTCCTGCTCATACACGCCCATATAATGTATATTCCCCTTGGGGTCTGTAGCACAGGCACCATTATCTTTTGCAAGCTGCTTGACCGCCTTGTTAAAATCTGTCAAGTCAATGTCGCCCATGTATTTAACGCTGTCGGTATCACAGTACACGCCATTTTTGCCTGCTGCCCATTGTGCGATCTTGAGGCGTTTGCGTGTGTGGGCCGTGGTCCAAACTCCCCATTGGTACGGCAAAAACAGGTGCGGGCAATGGTCGTTATAGCTGCCCTCCGGGTCATCGGTGCACTCGCTCCATAGGTTGTCCGGGTCGTCCTCATCAAAAAGCGTGTCCAGCTGCAAAGGATCCTGTGCTGTCATGCCGTAATAACTGTTTAGGTCGCCTTTGGCTTTGACGTAATACAAGTCTTGGCCTGCCACACCTTTGAGGGATGTTTTGCCGGTGTAGCTCTCTTTGACACAATCTGTCAAGGGCTTTGGCAGCTTGCCATAGTCGGACGTGTACAGGTCCAGCACATTAAGGGCGTCCCAGTCGTATTCTTTGGCTATAATCCTAAAATCAATATCGGTTATAGTGATCTCAAAATGATCTGCAGACAGCATGCGGCCATTGTCGTTTATATACCCCTCGCAGTGGCGGACTTTGGCAAGGGGAATATAGGGGAATCCCCACCACTTAAACCGTTGACGTAATCCTTTGACTTGCAGGCGCATCAGGCAGGCTTTGCCGTGCCGCATACATTGCATAAGTCGCTGCACGGTCGCCGGTTCCTGCCGGAATGGGGTCATCGGGAAATAGCATTCGCACTGCACGGCAGGATAGGCGCTTGACATATCGACGGACCCGACGTTTTCAAGATGAAGCCCCGCATAATACCGATTGGCGTGGGTATCTCCGCCCCGGAATGCCTCGCGCAACATCTGGTATAGGTCCCACGACGGCAGCAGGCGCTTAACCCGGTTGATGCCCCATTTGTACATTGCCTGCCGCGCCATGCGCCGGACATAGCCGGTGCGCGTCAATGGCAGTGTGTACAGGTCGTCGCCGTCGCGCTCCATCTCGATCAACAGGCACTCCACAATGCACCGCACATCATTGATACAATACGCCAATTCCGTGGATGATAATGGGGTCCAGGGATACCGGACTTTGGAGTAGTCAAGGGTACCTGTTAATTTTGCATGAGGTGCTCCCAGCTGTTTGCCCCATGCGTCAAGGGACAGATTGCTGTGACGCATACTGCACCGGTATTCTATGGCGCGGTTGTCGCATTTCAAAACTCGGCGGGGCTTGCTGGCAAACACATCACCGGGGCCAAAATCCATGACCCCGGACAGGTACTGGAATTCATGGGCCAGGTTATGCACATACATGCACAGATACCAAGAGCCCTGCGGCCCACTATTGGCCCGTAAGTAGTCGCTGATCGTATCGGTAAAATGCAGCCATTCTTCCCAAGTGCGGCCTATGATAGTAACATCCAAACCAAGTTGACACTGCCAAATGTACATGATTGTATGGGGGTTGCCGTCAACGTCTGTACAAACTCGGCTGGTCTCAATGTCAAACGCACACGGCATGTTGACGTATAAGCGCTTTTTGTTGGTCTTGCGCTTTTTGCCTTTGGTGTGCTTGCAGTCCAAATGCTCCATGAGCCACGGCACGGGGTTGTAATTACAAGCCTCCACCAAAACCTCCGCGCAAGTCGGCGGAGCTGCTGCCCTCACTGTAGTCCCAGTCTTTTCCATAGCTCACTTCACCTTGCTGCCATTTGACAAAATCGTCAATGCTAACATTATAGCCGCCTTTTTCTCGCCAGTACATGACTGGCTGATCTGACGGGTAATAGTAGACACCGGAGGCTTTGACGATCTCCCACCATTCCGACAGCGCCGTATACTGATCTTCAGGGACCTCGGACACGTCAATGCCTCCGACTTTCATTTTTTCCGCAAATTCCTCGCGGGCACCGCCCACGGTGGACCCCTTGGCGCGGACAAAACGCGCAACATCTGCAAGGGCTTGTTCCAGCGCTTTGCGATCTCCGCGCATTGCTTTGATGGTTGGAAACCCTCCGGCAAATTCCTTGTAAATGTCGCTCGTGCTGCTGATCGGGTCCTTTGACAGACGCTTAATACGTTTTTGCGCAATGTCGCGTAATCGCGTGTATTCTTTGTGCATCTCGCTGTCCGGCCAGGATTCCAGGGCATATGGAGTATATAGTTCTGCGTCATATTTAAGGGTTGCGCTTGCTTTGGCTGCACCGACGGCCATGCTTCTCACGTTCCTTTCTGTCCAAAATCATCAGATACCAGTCCAGGGGATCTGTTTCAATGCCGAGATACCGGAATAGGGCCTTTGCCCAGTCGGAACAAAAAAACTTTGCGTCCTTTTCAACCACTCCGCTGTATACAATAGCCATTGCAAGGCCCTGGATGGGCTCATCACTTTCCAGCAGTATGGACTTGTTAATACTTTTCATGGTGCTCTCCTAACAAATAAGGCCGCAGCACAAGTGCTGCGGCCACCGGTCAAATTAAACCAGGTTCAGGGACAGGACCTGCCCTTTCTTGGTGCTAATCAGCACGGGCTTGATCTTAACGGGCTCGGTCCAGGTGTCCGGAGCACCAAGCAGCGTAAACATGCGTTTGAGCGACTGGTAAACCCCGATAGACACACACGAATAAGACTGGCCGTCATCCGTGATAAGGACGATACGCGGGGCGATCACCTTGTCGTCCGGTGCATCTTCCTTGCTGACCTCCACGCACTCAACGGACACATGCACCAAGGACAGCACCTCGTTGATGTGCTCTTTCAGCTTATTTGCGGGGTTGCTTGTCGCGTTGTAAAACGCAACTGCTGCAGAGCGGTCAGCAAGGTTCATGTCGGTGTACCCAAGGCCGGTATTCATCACATCGGACACCGTCATGGCGTTACCAGTGTTTTCGGATTTGGTCATTACTTCGGACATAATACAGACTCCTTTCGTTCTGGCCCTGTCATCATCAGTACCGGGCGGGCGGTCCCGGTAGACGGCCCGGTGGGCCGTTTCGACTTAATCAGCCGCTATAGTATTCTCGATAGCAGGATACCACAACATCACGGACCTTGGCGGCACCCTGATACATCAACTTGGAGGACAGGCAGGTGTCCTTAAATCCCTCAAAGATATCCGTCTGCTCTTCGCAATGGACTAGGGCCTGCCGGTACCCGGCAAGCCATGCACTTTTGCAGGCTTCGCGGGGCTCCTCATATTCACAGCACGTTACCCGGCCGTCCGGATGAATCTCAACGATAAACTTGCGCATTTCCATGTAATGGGCCTTCTTTCTTTACTCTTTGCTATAATCAAGGCTTTGATCTTTCAGGGCAAATACTAATTTGTTGATCTTGGAGCCGTCCGCGATAATAAACATATGGTCAATGAGTGCTTCACGGTACACACGGGGCACTGTCCGTAATTCACCGGACCAGAGGGGCAAGGCACCTTTCGTTGCGCTGTACACATCGGCCCGAATGTCGGGTGACAGACTGCAACAGTTATGGTAAATGTCCATGAGGGTCATGTTGTGCTTCTTCATGGTCACAGCTCCTTAAAGTACCACTGGGCATTCAGGGGCTCTTCAAAATCGGGGTTGCTGCCGTTGCATGCATCGGTGGTATAGTCGATAATGTAGGGGACATCCCCCCCACCAGGTAAGTGCCATCAGCCTCACGTTCAAGGGACCCTGCATTCAGGTACTCTTCCACAAAATCCAGGCCGGTGTCCTTGTCATACAGATGGACCTCTGCAGTGTTGCCAAGCAAGTCTTTAATAATCATGGTGATTATCTCCTTTCTTTCATTATCTATAGTATAACAGGCAAATGTGAACTGAATATGAACAAATGGTTACAAATAATTACAACTGTCGAAAACATCGTAGATCGGAAGAGCGTCGTGT